TGTTGGTGCGCCTAGTGCTGCGAAAGTTTTTGAACCGATACCCGATGTGCTCATGATGCCGGTCGGCGTGTTGCTTGTGCCGTCACCCGTAACCGCTTTACTGTCGATAGCCAGAGCTAAACGCATGGCTAATTCGTTACGGATCAGTGCCTCGATGTCCAGACTGGATTGCAGTAATGTTTTACGGCTGATTTCAGTCATGGCACCTACTGTTTTAGGTGACAATGTGACCTGATCAAAAGTCTGATCGCTTTCAGTGATATCACCATTTTCAGCTACCCAGTAGGCTGTTGAACCGGCTGTCATGCGTGGAATAGCTACATTACCCACCAAATCACGCAGGATAGTTGCCCCGAGAGCTTTGGTGACCATGGCATTTTCCAGAGTCTCGATAAATGAACCGGCCAGCATGTTGGTTGATACGGTGTTACCCGCTGAACCTGCCACGGTTAAATCACGACGCATCACATCAAGAGGCACATATAAACCTTTTGGCGTGTTACCCATTCGTTCTGCAACGGCTGCACTGACTTCAAATTCAAAACCCGCTGCACGTTGAAATGCGGCATTGTTTGGATTAGCCAGGGCGTTTAATGCACGAACAAAAGAGAAGCCGCGAGCTTCTCTATCGGTTAGACCGATTTCGGCATCGTCTGCGCTTGGGGCGGCATACGGTTCTGGCATGGAATCTAAAACAGCGGCTCGAAATTCATCTAATGACTTACCATTATCGATGAATGTTTTGGCCAGTGAATCTAAACCACGCGTGCTGCCGATGGATTGAATTTCATTAATTCGCAATAATTCTGCTTTGCGGATTTGCTCAATCTCAACCTTTACATCAATTACAGGTTGGGCGCGTTCGGTTGTTTCAGTAACCGTTGACTGTTCTGTTTCTTTAGGCATTGAGTTTTCCTCGTTGACTTCAATTAAGTTTGCAGCTTGACGACCTGCCCCGACTGAATCATCGGCGGGCACAGATACCATGCTGATTTCGTAGGGCTCCCAATCTTTTACCCGGTAAACGGGTTTATGCTCGGTGCCTTCGTCCGTTTCTTCGCGACTGTGGATCATGTAACCCACTGACACTTTTCCACGAATACCATCGACCACATCTGTAAATATCTCTTTTGCACGTTTGCTTTTTCCAAAGCGAACCACCGCCCGCGCCACGCGGTCAGAGTCAATAGAGATGGATTCCACAACACCGATCTGGTCACGTATGTCATGGTCCATTAATAACGGGGCGTTGTTCTGCAGGCGACCAAGCCTGATTGACCCTGCCCCGTGATCTAATATTTCGATGCCGAACCACCGCTCGACCTTGTCTGTTTCTGAAGAAAAAGCCAGCTCTACTGTGCGCTTTTCTTCATTGATAAATTCTCGCTTCAGGTCAAATGACCGATGCAACATTTTTGCTTCGTTTTTACGTTTCGGCATTGTCTAAACCCTCGGGCGTTGTTGGTGTATTGGTTAAGGTCAGGCCATACTCTGCGGCCAGTTCATTTTCTTTTTGAAGTTGCTCGAATATTTCGCGTAAATCTTTGCCTTTTGCCGCAGCGATATCGGCGCGTGTCATGGTGCCCAGGGCTACACCTTCGGCATTGGCTTTGGTGTCTTTTAATGGATCAACCCAATCCCAGCCACGAGGTTGAAAAGCAATTCGATTATATTTACTGTAAATTTTGCCGTGGGGTAACGGGTTTGATCCACGCATTAAAAATTCATCAATCCATATTTGATAAACAGGATCGTGCAGCTGCTCAATTAACCATGATTGCAGTCCTCGCCATTGCTCGCGCTCTTCGAGCACACCTGAACGGATACTGGAAAAATTAACCCCTTCGAGATCATTGGCCAGTGTGTTGTAGGCCACATTTAAACCACTAGCAGCACCACGCAGAACAGCTTTTGTAAAATCTGCAAATGCCGAGGTCGGGTGTTGCGGGTCAAACGATGTGAAACCCATACCGCTGGGTAACTGTTCAAACGTTCCGGGCTCGGCGTCCACTATCAAGCTATAATCATCTTGATCCTTACTATCAACGGAATTGTGGGATTTTTTGGCCGCTTTACTAGGTGGAATATAGCCATCACCATCCGGGCTTGTATAAAAGCCCATTTTGCTGGCACCAACACGGGCGGCAATCAGTTCAGACATTTCATAACCCCCAAGCATGTTCAAACGCCTGATGGCTGTGTGCATCCAGGGAACGCCGCGTATTTGACCGGGGCGATCTGATATGAATATATGTAATATTTCAGAAGCTGGCACACGCTTATTTTCACGACCTGCCAGAGTGATTTCACCAGGGTGTTTTGTTTTTAGGTAATAAGCTATTGGGCGGTCAAACTGATTTGACTCGATACCCATTTTAATTTTATGACCACCATCCAGTTCACGGTTTAACTCAATATCAAGATGGTCACATTCTAAAACCCGTAAATGCAGCCCATATCGGCCATACGGTATTTTGATCATCTGAACCAGGCATTCACCATCACGAGCAACGGTTTCTATTACCTGCCGTTGAATGTCTGCCCATGACTGGCGACCATTAGCCGAACAGTTGCGAGGTTTAGCCCATTGTTTAAACTCGGTTTCGACATAATCACTGTCGGCGTTATCTGCCTGCCCACGCTCATTCGTAAACTTACATTGCAGTTGTATGCCGTTGGTGCCAATCACATTGGCTTTGACCATTTGCAGGAATTTACGGGCGTAGTCGTTATCCATGCAGAGTGTGCGTGACCGTCCACGAATAACCCGCAAATCACGGCGTATAGCTTCATTAGCAGAAAGGCTGGACCCGGTGAAACTAGCGGTTAATCGATCGATATTGGCTGCCGCAAAATCACGCGCCATTGATTTAGGGTGACGACCTCTTTTTTGTTTCACAGGAAACTCAACCGCGCGCTTACCAATTTGAAGGCCAAATAGTTTCATTAAAATCTAACCCCTATTTGGGCAGAGTGGTTTAAGCCTTTCCGGGCACGGGCTTTTCGGTTTGCTTTGACTAATTCACGCTGCCAATAAGCCCGATGAACCAGTAATTTTTCAGGATCACGCGTGGCGCTGGAATCTACCCCTAGACTATAGGCAAGCACATCAAGCTGTTGATTGTCTGCCCGGTGCAGCAATGCTTCTTCAATTCTGTTGAGCATTTTTTGTGCAAAGGTGGCTGGATCATTTGTTGAATTAGTGGCTTTGTCGGCACTGACCGTAAACCGACCGGTATCGACTGAACTTCTTTCGGCATCACTTTTACGGGTGATAAAGGCCGTCCAGTGATAATTGGCAACCAGGTATTGAAGAGTGACCGAACTGGCGAGTGTGACCAGGTAATCATCACCATCAGCCACGGCGGCAATAGAGATCAACCGGGCTGGCACGCCTTCACTTCTGCACTCGTAGCTTAAGTTGTATTCTGCCACGGGGTAAACGGTGGCGAGATCGGTGCGCTTCCAGACGGTGTAATCGCCTGCGGTTATTTCTACCGGTTCGGTGGTGGGTGCGTTGGATGTGTCGAAAACATTGATCATGCAGGCAGTGTGCCTGCTGATTGTTCCACGTTTTATTAAAGTGTGAGACTTTTTTCAGGGATGTAATATTTACCAGAAACACAGGGTGTATTTTCCAGTGTTTTAAACAACTTCAAAAACTTCCGGGTCGATACTGTGGAATATTTGCGTGGGCGAGAATGTGACCTTGCCTTTATAGCTCCACTCACCTACTTTCCCGTTTTTATCAGCCACGGTTAACACGTAGTGAATAATGCCATCGGTGCCATCATTGAGCACTGCCGCTGTTTTTTCGGTTTCGATGCCATCAGGATCTTTAAGGATAACGGCATAGGCTGTGGCTGCACTAATATCGACAGCCACCCCGCTTTCGGTGATGGTGACTTGCAGATCGGTGCCGTCGTCGTCAATGCTTATGGTGTCTGTCATGATAATTTTCCGGTTTGGCGTAGTATTCGCGCGATGATTTGATCACTGGCCAGGGTACGCACTATAGTGACTTCTGTGCCGATTATTTGCACGATGTCGGGCGTTAGGCCGTTATCAATCGCGCCTGCATCGAGTGGCTGAGATTGATTGATATTATCGGGTGAAATCACGTTATGTTGAGTAATTACAGCAACATCAACAGTTAGGCTCTGATCTATTTCGCTAGGTACTAAACCGTTGATACTGGTGATGCTGGTTGCATCGAGTACCTGTGACTGATCCAGACTATTGGGCGCTATAGCATAATGCTGAACAATGGCGCTTGCATCTAACTGCATGGATTGAAGCAGTTCATTAACAACCAGGCTGTGATGTTGAGTTAATGCACTGGCATCAATAGGCTGTGCCTGGGTTAGTTTATTTGGGGCCAAAGTACCCGCTGTGACAATAGCCGAAACATCCAATATTTGAGCATGGTCTACTGCATTGGGTGTTAACTGGTTGTGCTGTGTTAATACCGATCCATCGAGCGTTACCGATTGATCTAAGCTGTTAGCAACAATCGAATGATGTTGCGTTAATACACCAGCATCGAGAGCGACACTTTGCAGTAACTCATTGACCGTGACAGCATGATGCTGAATCAAATTTGTTGCGTCGAGTGTTTGTGACTGATCAACATCATTTGGCACGAGTGAAACCGCGCTGGATATTGTGCCTCCGTCTAACCCTTGTGATTGATCTATGCTATTTGGCTGTAAAACAT